GCGGTCCTTCATAGAATGCACAATTCGAACAAACCATTCCTTCTTCAGCGAATGGGTTGTCATCGGGGCCGACATAGTGCGCGCCTTGTGCGCCGATGCCTTGGTCGAACTGTCCGAAGACGTCGACAGTTTCTTCCAGCACCTCGTAAAGATGGTTTTGAAGTGGTGTGACGGGATAAATACCGTCGATGCCTCGTTCGTTTGTGTCAGCCATGACGGCCCTTTCGTCGTTTTTGGCGAGAATGTTGGTGGCCCATGTTCGGCCGGGGTCTCCGCCCCATAATGCCCAAGCAATTCGACCATTTGAGGGGTAGCCGTCTTCTCCTGGCGACCATCCTTCCCCTTTTTTGTCGATTTCGTGGCGATCAAAGTACGCCTTCACACGTTTCACGGTACGAATCGGCAGATTTCGGCCGTTCACGATGTCTCGAGCGCGTGCGATACCGATTGATGTTCCACCTCGGCCGAATTCACTTCGCCAGTCCAACCCTTTTTGGGCTTCTTCTTTCATTCCGGCGGTCGGTTCGTAACTGTCAGCGGCTCGGCTGTCGTCGCCATACTCCGCAATGTTCAAAGCAGTCAACTGGTCGTCCGCTTCTGCCTTGGTTTCATGGCAACCCATGATTTCGTTGTCTTCGGTCTTGACGACAGCCCAACCAGAGCAGCCTTCGACGCCTTGCAGGACGTCATACGGCATCGGACTGACCTTCTGTTGGGGCTTGAAGCTGCACTGAGAAGACGCCTGTATGTTGGAGGACGGTTGTGTCGCCTGTGGCGATGAACTTCGTGACTGTTGACGGTTCGAAACCGGCCTCGACAAGCTGCCGCATCGACGAAGCCTGTGTGGCACGAATCTCCGCTTCGTCTTTCCGATCTTCCTGAAGGAACATAATTTGGGACGGATCGAACGAAAGTTCCGCCGGAGTGCCAACCGGTAGCGCCAAGATTCGTTCCATTGAGGCACAAAGGTTTTGGGCGACTGGCATAAACCAGGCATCGGACCACATGCGCCGGGTCTGAGAGTAGTTGCCGGCGTTCAATGCCGAACCGGCCAAGCCTTCGGAAATGCCGAGGAGTGTGGCTGGCACTCGCGCGCGTAAAGCGATTCGGGTTTCGTCGACACCTTGAGTGTTTTTGAGGTCGAGTTGTTGAAGGTTCGATCCGGCCACCTTCACATCGGAGCCACCACCGAGGACGAGGGTTTTGTAGGCGTTGCCTGCGCCTTCGTGGCGTTGGTTGATGACGGCGGCGATGTCGGTGGCCTGCTGCTGTGTGGTGTGCGGGTCGAGGGTGACGATGAGTTGGGGGGTTGCGGCGTTAGCAAAAAATTTTGATTTAAATTCGGTTGCTTGGCTGTCAGTGGTGATTTCGGAAAGAACCGATCCGATCCATGACTGTCCACGCCACCAGAACATCGGGTCCGGTTCCGGTTTCCAATGCGCGACCTGTGACGGGGCGAGGAAGATCGGTTCGGTTTTCGCTGTAGGTCCGCCTGGTTGATACGAATAGCCGACCAGTTCAGCGTCCAACTGCACAGAAGGGTCCACATCGGACTCCTGAGAGCCGAAAACGATGGTGACCCAATCGGGACGGAGGAGTCGTAACTGGCCTCCGTTCCGGTAGAAGAACGCGTTGCCGGCGAGGCTGTTGTGCTGCTCTGCCGTGTAAAGCAGCTCGGCGCGTGTCAAATCGCCTGGGCGCTCGAGGACGGAGAGTTCGGTGTTGCCGAAGAGGCGGCCGGTTTCACCGGTCAGCAGCGAACGCCACTGAAACCGAATCTGGGACATCAGCAACGCGCGCGCTGTGATGGCAGCGGCGACAACTCCGGAGCTGTTGTAGACACCTTGGACGAATCCGGAGAAGTTCGATGAGACAGCGGTGCCGGGCGCTCGAAGTGGGGAACTGATGCCCTGATAGGTGTTTCCGTTGAACGAAAACATGGCGAGGACATCTTCGAACGTGAGGCTGTTGGTGTAGGAACGCTCGGATTGTTCAGCGTTTCCACTGCGGAGTCTGTCCAAAAGTCTCATTCAACGTCCTTGAGTAAGCCGGCCACAATGAGGGCGACACCTGGCACACATAGCGCAAGCCAAGAAAGAGGGGAAAAGGCGAGGCCCACCGTGAGGAGGACTGTGCCGGCAATGATAAACGCTAGAGCCGTTTTCATGCGAACAATGCAAACGGAGCGATGGGCTGTTCGGGACTCATTCGGGCTACCTCGTCGTAGGAGAGAATTGCGGCGACCAATCCGTCAATCTTTGCATCAATCGTAGGTTTCACGATTGCAGGAAAATCGGATCGGCCTTTGGATTTCGTTAACAAAGCATTCAACGCATACTCGCGCAATTCCGGCGATCCGTCGTGAGTGAACAATCCTTCGTCGATGGCCTCGAGGAACCTGTCGATGGCCGGTCCCATGCGGGTCGGACGGTTCGTCAACACTTCCACCACAATCGGATCACCGAAGTTTTCGCCGAACTCTTTGTCCCAAGAATCAATTTCTTCACGCCAGCCCGGAGGGTCACAGGCGAAGCGTCGAACCTGGAATTCTTCTCGGAGCTGAGAAACCTTCTCACGGATCTCCTCACGGGGTACCCGGTAGTCACGGCCAGCGAACTCGGGACGTTTCCAAGCATCAATGAGGAACAAATGAGGTTTGTCTGTGAGAACCCAGCCGACGAGGACAGTGTCATCAGCGTTTTCACCACGATCCGAACCGTCGAAGCCAATGGCGATGATTTCTCCGCCTTGTGGGTTGAGTTGTGGGGCGGCCAACAAATCCCACTTGTCGGGATCGATGGCGCGTTGTTCACCCTTCCAACGAAGGTTGTGGAAGTAGCGGGCGTTTTCAGCCTTCACCGATCCTGGCGCTCGGATCTCGTGTTCAACCATTCCTGGCAGATCCATCCAATCAGCAGCCGGCCCATACGCCTCTCGAAGAGAAGCCAGTTGGGCGGCGTCGTCATCCCACGATGATTCGTTGATTGAACCTTCCCGATGATGCCAGCAGAAACCGAACGACCGGTCCTGACGTTCCATGAGCTTCTCGGCCTCGTCGTAAAGGTCTTCAGCGACGGAATGCTGACCGGGTTGAAACATTGTGGTCGTGGCCAACATCCACGGCTGAGCAATCTTCCGTTTCCTTGTGTTCCGGCGGACCATCGCGTGCATCTGCCGCAACTCCGGCAAATAGTAGAGATGGGGTTCATCAACGACAGCGAAGGACTCTTTGCCGCCATCCTTCGAGGCTGCGCCAGCGGTTGAGGGTCTCACTTCACCCAGCCGGCCGCCTTTGCCGACCAGAGTTCGGGTTGATCCGATGTCAAGGTTTGAGAAGTTCCATTCGGATGGGAACCGGTCGCGCGCGTGCTCGAGCATCGCTTGGACGTTTCCGTATGTGTTGCCAGTCTGGTTTTCTTCCGTTGCCAAGGGTCGGATGAACGGATAGGTGACCGGTTTTCCGACTGGTTCTCCGTTGGCGTCCCAACCGTCGAAGCGGACAGGGCCGAGAAGTTCGGCACATACCAGAGCGCCAGCGAACTCCGATTTGGCTCTGCCTTTCGGCATTGAGATCCCGAAGTAGGAGACGACTCGGCGGCCTTCGTTCTCATGGCCTTTCGGGAAAAGCCGGTAGCAGTCGAGGATGATTTGGCAGAACTCTTCATCCCAGACGAGTTCTTCGCCTTGTATGTCTCCGGGTCCGTGGCATAGGTACTGCTCTGTCCAGTCGATGACCTGCCATCCGAGGGTCGGCCATTCGGACGGGGCTACAAGTCGGGTCAGGGGCATGGAACGTCCTACGCCAGTTTGCTTCGACGGCTTTGGCGACGTTCAGCGATTTCGTCTTGGATCGACGGCGACAGCTGCTCCTCAGCAGCCTTCTCCGGTGACCTCGCCCACCGGAGGTCTTGCCTCGCCTTCGGTGTGATGCCGTACCGGTCAAGGAGCGGGGTGATCTTTGAAACGTCGATGAGGTCGAGGAGGACTTTGTCGTACAGCAGCGCCAGCAGCTCGAGTCCTGGCAGATCGTCCGGTGTGTAAAAGCACGCCCACCAGGCGTTCATCCAAGTCCGCCACGCCTTCTGTCCATGAGCAGACAAACCCTTGGGGCAGGGTGGGACTTTGCCGTGTTGCCAGCCTTCGTGTTCGGCGATGTTCCATTTGAAAACGGTTTTCCGTTGGTCGACGGCTTCACCTGGCGGAAGAGGTTTTGAACCTGGTGGCATGACTGCTCCTCGAGTGGTCGGGGTTTTCCACAGAATACGGTTTCGGACGGCGTTTGGGTTTTCCACAGCCGGCAGGTTTTCCACAACCTGCCGGTTTTTTTGATGATCCCACTTTTCCACAGCATTTCCACAACCTCATCCACAGGCTGAACTTGTCCACAATGCGGCCCGGTTGCCCACAGACTTGTCCACAGAGTTGTCCACAGATCGAGGTTTTCCACAGGGTTTTCCACATATCCCCAACCTCCCACGCACAGCGAGAAGGG